GGAAATGTATTATGTCTAATACTCCACCAGAAGGAGTAAGTTGGCCTCCTCATTCTGATGATTATCTAAAGAAATATAACGTACAAGGTTTCTGGTATTTATCAGGACAAATGTTACGAAGTATAAGACTAAGACAATATCAAGGAGGTTATTATGTAGGACCAAATCCAGGTGAGAAGGCTGTTGATCCAGTTAATAAGTATGAAAGGAGTAGACCTTCTAAACTTACTTTAGTACAACTGGCTAGAATATTAGAAGGTGGTACTGAAGGGCATAGTAACTCTAAGTTCCATAATGACATCCCTGCTCGACCTCTATTCAGACCTTCTTTTAAAGCTGTTGGTGGTACAGAACGTCTAAAGAAATACTTAATCTCAAACTTAAGAAGAGAAGTTAAAAAATATTTATAATATGGGACATTTTCAATTAAGAGAAGACGGATCCTCTACAATGGTTGAACAACTAGAGCTTAGTGGTTCTAAATCATTTTATGTATCTCCGAATTCTAAAAATGAGACTCAAGCTCCTATTAGAGGCTCTGCTATAGTTAGCATATTGGGTAAGAATTACAGTATTGGTTTAACACATAAGGTAAAGGATTATACTGACTCAGAACCATCATCCACTAAGTGGAGTTATGTAGAAAACCTTTATATTAGTGGAACTACTCCTGTACCATCAACAGATGTTAAGGATCAAGATACTGGGTATATCAGAGCTAGTAGAGGTAAGACTACATATAGTTCTAGTACTCCAGATTCTCCACAAAAATCGATTATCATAAGTAATGCTTACATAACCCCTCAAGCTGTACTTGATAGAGTTGGAGATTTTTCCGATCCTACTGTAGGTACTACCTACAGTCAAGGTACTATAATGACATTGTTTACGTTTACAATGTATTATAAGTATTCTACAGAGGAAGGTGGTACTGTAATACCTCCAGTAGATGATGGTACACCAGCTAGTAATAAAGCTCGTATACCATGTAGACCGGATCACTCATCAGCTCCAGATTGGGTAACTAATTTAAGTATACTATATCAAGTAAACTATGTTAATAATGGTTCATCCGGTTCTAGGGTATTTAGTACTTGGGCTGATTTTATAGCTTTCTGGGATAGTATACAAACTAACCCAAGTTATACAGATGCTGTGTTCCATTATATTTTACAGGGTACAATAGCCTTTAATGAACTGCTTGATCCAAGAGGTGGTTCTGGTCCAATTACTATTACCGAAATAGATAATGGTAAGGGAATTGGTATACATGGAGCTAAGCCACTATATCTCAGTATATCTCAGCAAGAGGGTAAAACTGTTTACGGTGCTTCTATCATACCAGCAGAAACTTATATGCAAGATGACAGTGGTAGATGGAATTTTGATGATCCTACTGCTTATGAGATAGCCATGAATAGGGCTAGTGTATACGGTCAAGGTACTTATAACCTAAGACCTAAGTTCAGGATAGATTCGGCACAGAACTATCATGCTTATCCTATAAACCTAATGACTGGTGGTACTGTAATAACTAATCCAGAAGGTGCTGGTTCTGTTAATTACCAATATATAGGTCAACCATTTATCCTTAAACTGTTCAAAGAAACGGCCAATGGTATAGAGGGTAGAAGTATGAGGCCTTATTATAAACCTACTAGTAGTAGTACAGTTGGTAGTACAGAATTATGGAGAGATTCAACAAATATTTTAGGTTCTCAGAATTTTAACCCTATACAGTATGATTCATGGTCTGGAGAATTCCATTATGCCCATGTAAGAAATTCTGGTTATAGAGGATTTTTATCTGGACCTATGAGTGGAAATTATGGACTATGTATTTTCCAATTAGTACCTTTATGTTTATATAAGCAAAACCAAGAACAGTATACTTTCACGGATGGTAGGTTAACTAATTACAACGTTAGATATTTGAACTACCAATGTGCTATGTTAAGTACTGATAGGTACAGCGCTGCTTTCTTAAAGTGGCCTAATCCAGATGGTAACAATGAACCTTCCCATATTGATACACAAGGTGATACAGAAAGTATACCTTCACAAATGGGTAAGAGGTGGGAAAGTAATGTACAAAACAACAGTGATTTCAAATTCATTAACAGAGTAATGTTTATACCAGTATTATGGACAGAAGTACCTTTGGAAGATAGGGATGGTCTTAGGAATGCTTTAATCAATAATACTTTAGGTTTTGGTCATTACTCACTATCACCAGATGCCACTGATTCAGAGATTGATGCTGACCCAACTACTATTTACCGTATTCACATTAATGGTTTAGATATACAGATGATATAATGGTAACAACTCAAGAAATCATAGAGAGATCTCTATATGCTTCACTGATGCAGGTAGCTTTACAGCTTTGGAAAACTATAAACCCTGAGCTGTATCTACCTGTAACAGTTGAAAATCAGAAAAGGTATCAAGCTGCAATGGATGCTATAGGAGATGAATTTATCTACATCTTTGGAGTCGGTAATAATCAAGTACGAGGTCCTAAGATTGTACCAAGAATTACGATTGACCTAAATGCCTACTACCCAGGAAATATTGGTATAGAGGAATTTATGGTTGGTGATGAGATGGAGAACAATGAATATCGTCAGTATACCTACCCATTTGAAACTAAGAATGTTCAATTTGACATTCATCTGGTAGCAAATAGGATGGAAGATTTACGATTACTTCATAGTATTATGTATACTGCTTTACCTGTAAGAGGTTATATAAAACCATTCTTAGAGGCAAATTTGCAAGAGTATCTAGAGCATAAAGGACTTGCAAAGACTGGTAACCTGTATATAGAAGTTTCTAATTACTACGATCATAATGATCAGGAACATGGTTTGTTAGAGAAAGTTTACTCTTATACTGTTGTCGATAGTTATATCGAAGAGAACTTCCCAGAAGGGGCTACATTTGCTCCTATCAAAGATATCAGAGCTCTTATTCAACTTGAGGTCCCAGAAGGTACTCTAACTAATGACTCAGTATCTTTACATGTTCAGTAGTGATTAACGATACTCTAGTTACATAACATAAAGGATTTTAATAACACTTTAAACACAAGTAGATTATGCCAAATTCACCTAAGGTTAGCTTCAACTTGATTAACAATAATCTGGAAGCTACAAAACCTCTCAACGGGGTTTCTTGCATGTTGGCCCGTACTACTAGTGGACCGGTGGGACTTGGTGAAACACTAATTAACTCGGTTACTAAATTCCGTAGTATTTATGGGTCTGAAATTGTTCCCGATGGTAGCCCCTCTAACATTGAGAAGGCACTTAAGGGTGGTTCAAAACTTCGTATCATTCGAGTAGTTGGTTCAGGTGCTACAGAAAACTTCGTTGCTACCGCTGCCAATCTTCAGGCTGCAGATACGATCTTTAATATCTCTTTGAAGGACGGTTCTATTGGAAGTACAGCACAGGTTCTTCAGTTTGCTTTCAAGGCAAAGAATAATCCTGCAGAGTTCAATGGTAAGAATCCTTTGGTAAAAGTTCAGACTGATGATAATGGTAATATCTTTGTTATTACTTATGAAGGTAACACCGTATTTGAAAAGGCTCTGCTCCTGAATATCAATAAGACAACCACCACGGTTGGGGCTGATACGGTAAACTATCTCTCATTCGATGCAAGTGCACTGAATACTTTCATTCAGTCTAATCGTTATTGGGATATTTACTGGATGTCTGCTTCTTCAGTACTTACTGGTTGGGGGGTTCCTACTTCTCTTACAAAGGGTGGAGACTTCATGGTGAACCTGCTTAAGGAACATCTTGATGGTCTTAACATGGCTGGAACGGATCCTCTGACTGTAACATTATATCAGAAGGATGCTGCTACTTCAGCAATGCTAACCATAGCTACTTCTGGTATTACTGTTGGTGCTGGTAATCCTATGGAAGCTTATGTAATCATTGGTAATCCTGGATCTACTCCTACAGCTCAACAGTGGGAAGATGCTGCAGAATCTATTCGTGATTTGCAGGAGATTTACGAAGTATCTTGCTCTCACCTGAATCAGCACCTATCTAATGCTGATGAGCTTCAGGTTCATGCTTATATTGGTAACATGGCTGATGAGATGGAAGAGTTCCAGTACTTCGTAGAGATTCCAGTTACGGAGGCTACAACTAAGGCTCAGCTTATTGCACTGGCTAATCAGTACGAAGGTGCTATTGGTAAGTCTAAGTGGATTTGCTACTTCACTGCAGGTATTAAGTACTACAGTGAGAATGGTAACCTGGTTGCTTCAAATGTAATGGGTACTGTACATGGCCTTGCAGATGCTTGTGCGTCTAACTATGGACCTTACCGTTCATTTGCTGGTATGAACCGTGGAGTTATTCCTGATGGTAATGGTCCAGTTATTGCTAACTTCGGTTCTCCTTCTCGTTACGATGATCTCAATGAACTGGCTGAACATTGCCTAAATATGATTGTCCTGAAGCAGACTCGTACTGCTGGATTGGCAACTGTACTCTGGCACTCATTCACTTCTCAGGTTCGTCAGGATAGCTTCCGCTACATTCATGCAGTTCGTTTGGCTCTGTATATCAAGAAGCAGATTCGTCCTATTCTTGAGTCATACATTGAGGAGCCTAACATGTGGAACTCTTGGAAGCGTATCTATCTGGAGGCTAAGCCTATTATGGATGGTCTGGTAACAGACGATGCCATTACCGAGTATACTTGGGATGGTGACCAGGATGCTACATCTTGGGATGAGCTCACAGTAAACAACGAGGCAGATGCCCGTAACGGTAAGTACAAGCTTAACATCAAAGTTAAGGACGTAGCTACTATGCAGGATATTCAGGTTAACTTGGTATACGATAAGGCTTCTAACACTATGTCTTCTTCTATCACTACAGTGTAATTCTTTAATAACTAAGAGATATGGCAACAGCAAAAGTAAAAAACCCTAGAAAGACTTTTCTCTATTCTGTCATTTTTGCCAAGCATCCAGTTAACAGTTACCTTTGTCAGAAGGCAACTCTTCCTGATATAGAAATCGAAGAGGTTTCTCATGGAGATGTCAACAGGGATGTGAAGACTGCAGGTCGTGTAAAGATTGGCGATTTGGTAATAGAAAAGCTTCTTACAACTTCTGGCTCCGATACCTGGGCTCACGATTGGCTCATGGCTTGCCAGGATCACCTTGCTGGTGGAGGCCTTGTTCCTTCAGAGTATTGGGAAACCATGATTGTAAACGAACTGGCTGAAGATGGCAAATCAGTACTCAACACTTGGCTTCTCGATGAGGTATGGCCAAAGAAGATTGAAGGTATTGAATTTGACCGTACTGCATCTGAGAATTCTATCGAGCATATCGAATTTTCGGTAGGTACCTGCGATAAGATTTAACAGACACACTCTAGTTTAGGTGGAGGGGCTAGTTCTGGGAGAGATCCTAGTTCTGGCCCCATTTTTGTTTTTATTCACAACTTAAAGGTTAAACATTATGGAAATTCAATTAAGGAAGATGGCCTTCACGTTGCCTTCAGGATATTCCTGTGAAATTCGTGAACAGAATGGAGAGGATGAGGAAGTACTTTCTAATCCTGTAAACATTAAAAACTTCATGAATATCAATGAGTTTATTGCAGGGATAGTAACTCATACCGATTTTACTGCCTCAGGCAAACTTCTAGTGCAAGATGTAATGAAACTTCCATTACTAGACAGAGCAGTAATTTTGATTAATTCTAGAATCTTCTCTCTTGGTGAGGAACTGGAGTTTAATTATAAGTGGCCTAGACCTGAGAACTCTAAGGAGCAGGCTGAGTTTACTTATACTCAGAATCTTAAGGATTATATCTTTGAGGATTATGGTGTTAAACCTACTGAGGAAGAACTCAAGGCTAAGCCTGATGCAGTACCTTATTACCTTCTAGAGGAGGATAAGGATAACCCAGGAAAGATTAAGCTCACAGATCATAAGTTCACATTATCTTCAGGTAAGGAGATTATGTGGGATGTGGCTACTGTTGAATCAGAGCAGTATCTCATGAAGCTTGGTTTGGACAACATTTCTCGTAATAAGGATTTGATTGCCCGTAACCTTCGTCTCAATGTAGATGGTAACTGGGAAAAGGTACAGAACTTCAAACTCTTCTCAGTTAGAGATATGGCTGAGATGAGAAAGGAAATCTTGGCTTCAGACCCTTCATTCATGGGTACTACCGATATAGAAGATCCTATAACCCACAGTAAAACTCAAATCTCCATACTGACAGTACCAACTTTTTTCTACCTGACGGAGTAGGTAATGAGTATAGGTTTGTATTCATTACAAGGTCTGAGATAACCCTGGACTATCTCACATACCTTAAACTTCCGTATAGGTCCAGGAAGATTTTTTATCAGTTGGCAGAAGATTATCAAAAGAAGTTGAAAGAAATAAAGAATAAGAAACCATGATAGGTATGAATTCTGGTCAGGCCATGGTATCTGTAGGAGTTGCTATGATCCTCCAAGACCAATTCACTAATCAGGCTAATAACATAGGTAAAGCTTACAGAGACATGATGGAAGAAATCTATCAGTCATCTGGTGCTTCTAGAGGATTAACTGAAATGGTTTGGTCTAGGGGAGCAACTGCTGGAGCTTTAACCGTTATGGGTGGCTTGATAGACTCCTACACATATTTCGCTGACGTTCAGAATGACCTATTCTGGGCAACCAAAATGACCAATGGTGGTTTAGAGGAACAGCAAGCTTTGATGGAGAGGGTGAGAGAGGTTAACCTTGTTACTCCCCTCACCAACAAAGACCTTTCTTCTGCTGCTAGGTTCATGGCTATGGCTGGTAATACAAATGAGGCAATCCAACGTATGCTTGAACCAGTAGCTCAACTTTCTGGTGTATTTGGTATGCAAGCTGGTGGCAAAGGTGGAGTAGCTGACCTGTTCACTAACATCTCAATGATGTTTGGTAGAAATCTAGAGGATCAACAGGAAGCCTATAATGTTGCTAATGAACTCTATGCAGTAACTACTTCATCTAACACCAACCTTCAGGACTTAGCTCAAGCAATTACCTATTCTGGTTCTGAAATGCGAAGAGCTGGATATGGTCTTAGAGAGACCGCTGCTAGTATTGGTGCTATGGGTAACTATGGTATACAAGGTAGCGCAGCTGGTACTGCTCTAGCAAATATGATGCGCTATATCCAGTTATCTGCATCAGGACAGAAAGCTAAGGGATCGGATATGCTTAAGGCTGTAGGCATTGATGCTAAATCTCTTATGGATTCTGAGGGACACCTCATCTCATTGAATGATATCTATCATAAGATGTATGAGGCTACTAAAGACTTAGATACCTTCTCAAAGAATAGTTTCTTCTATAATGTATTTGGAGTTCGTGGTACTCGTGAAATTGCTGCGATGGTCCAGATGATTGAAGATGCTGCAGGCGGAGCTTCTAAGTACGAGGAGATTATGCAGAGGATGCAGGATGCCACTGGTAATAACGAACTTGGTAAAGCTTATGGAGAATGGACTGAAGGCCCTGCTGGTCAGTTAGCAATGTTTAAGGCTGAGCTTGATAACTTGAGAACTACCGTAGGTGAACAGATTGCTCCGCTCTTTACTCCTATCCTACACCATCTGAATAGTATTATGAGTATGGTTGGTTGGTTAGGAAATACTGGTTTAGGTGGTGCAGCTATTCGTGCTGTAGCCATAGGAACTGCTTTCCAATTAATTCTAAGAGTACTTACTGCTATTAGAGGTGCTATAAGAATAGCTACTGTAGATATTACTCAAATGTCTTCAGCTGGAGGTAGGATGTCAGCTGGTCCTGCTGCTGCTAATGTCCAATTAGCTATAATGGAAGGTCATATGCGTACCTTGATGGCTTTAACTGCCCAATATATGGCAATACAGAGTAAGATACCAAAAGGTGGTATCTTTTTAGGTAGTGGTGTTACCATGTTTGGTAAGGGTGGTAAGGTTAGTTATGAGCGCATGAGAGCTAACGGTCATATCAATAGATATACCCAAGCTGAATGGATGGCTTTACAAGGTAGGGCAGCAAGTATGGCTGGAGCTGCTGGGGCTGCCGCTGCAGGTGCAGCAGGTGGTGCTGCTGTTGCTAGAGGTTTAGGTTCTAGGATTATAGGTTTCCTTGGTGGACCTTGGGGTGTAGGGTTATCTATGGGTATACCTTTCTTGATAGATTTACTTACTAGTAATAATGAGGAGAATCGTAAACAGACTGAATTATTGGAGGAATCTCTAAGTACCAATGAGCTGAAGAACCTTGAAGACGAAGCTCTTATCAATGCTTTACGGGCTGCTTGTAAGGAAGGTATTATGGATGGTGTTAGCAATGCTAAACCAGTACCTGTAGATGTAACTGTAGAAGGTGGAGGTAATTATACTAACATTAGTATGGGAGGTAACGATTTTAATATCTTTGAGTAATGGCTTCTTTAAAATCAAATACATATGAACTTAGAGAACAGCTATATGATAGGCAAGGTAAATCTAGGTTACAAAGTGCAAACTGGAAGAATCCTGTTAATGCTATAGGTACTACTGTAACAGGAGTATTTTCAGATTTGTCTCAAAGCTTTGTTGAGAAGACCGGAGGCTTAACTTCTGGAGATATTAATAAAGTTTGGAGGCTTAAGATATTAGCTGACCAGTTGGGTGGACCTGCTACTGGTAGAATGTTAGGATTATCTAGAGATGATGCTGCTACTGGTAAAAAGAATATACCTAACAAAGGTAAGTTAGTAAGAGGAAAGGGAGATCTATATAGAGGTCAACCAACTACTAAATTAAATGAGTCTGAACACAGGAGAGTTCAGGATAGGAACTTTAAGATCCCAAGACCAAGTAATGATACAGAAGAAGGAGATCACTATGAGGGAAATTTACCTATAGATCAACCAGATACAAAGACCTTCAAGGTATCAAGAACTTCTAAGGATAGGAAAGATATATCTCAGCAGGCAAGTAATCATAGGAGAAATGAGATAATCATTTTCAATATGAACAGTACTGATAATGGTTATCAATATATAACTCTTCAGAATAGACCTCCTGAACTTGAGTTCCAAGGTGAAACTGCCTGGGCTACTATTAAGTCTTTTGGTAGAAATATACCTATGTATCATTTTACTGGAGCTGAAGATAAGATACAACTTCAAATTTCTTGGTTCTGTAATGATCCAGAAAGACCTTGGGAAGTTATTCAGAAATGCCGATTACTGGAGGCTTGGTCTAAGGCTGATGGTTATTATGCTGGTCCTCCTATCTTACAAATAGATTGGGGTGGTTCTGGGCTATTCTCCAATGCTCTATTCATACTTACTTCTGCTAACTACATCCTAAAGAATTTTAGGGATGGTTATATAGACCGTAGGTTAGAGAAACCTGAGTGGGTAGATGGTAAACTATATCCTATGGCAGCTACTCAAGAGCTTGTATTTAATAGGGTAAGTGGTACTAATCCATTACATTCTTCTATCTA